CTGCGGAAGACGAGCAAGGGCGGCTACTCCAACCGCAACCTCTGGCGCGGCATGGCGCGTGCGGCGCACCGCCACCACGGCCTGTCCGATGCGGAAGCGAGGAAGGCGGCATGAACAGCTCCCTCCAACGCTTCTGCAACAGCCGCGCGCGCCTCGCGCATCGGAGCAAGGACCTGGAGGCGGTGATCGTGAAGCTGTCCTCCGGCGCCGAGCTACACGTCGGCAACCGTCCGACCAAGCGTCCTGGCAAGACGTTCAACGCAGGCATCCAACACCTGAAGCGCGCCGTGCGGTTGCAGCCGAACCTGTTCCCTCCTGGCGAGATCCGCCGGCTGAAGGAGGCCGCCTGGAAACACGCGGCACGCCCCCGTGGCTGACAAGAAACCACGTCAGCTCTTCATCCAATCGCAGACGTTCTTCGACGCCGACCGCTGGGACGCTCACGCACGCATCGGTGAGCTGATGGCGCAAGGCGTCACGCAGATTGCCGTGGCCTTCGAGCGCGACGAGTGGACCGTCTCGTGGCCTTCCATCCGACCGGCGAATCCGCTGGCCCCGTCCCCCGGAGTCGCAGCATGACTCGTTACTTCCGCTCAACGCTCTACGTCGACTCCAGGGGCAACGCCATGACCAACCGCGTCTTCTTCATCCACGCCGCCGTCGAGGAAATGCAAACCACCGGCTACCTCTGCGAGCAGACCCTCCAATCCCTGTCGCGCGACGAGTACGTCCTCGTCATGGAGCGCGCACGAACCAAGGACATCAACTGATGGCACGCAAGCAGCAGCATCCCCACATCGGCAAGTACCTTGCGCTGTACGAGTACCGCGAACACGACGACGACGAGTCGATGCGTCCGACTGTCTTCGATACGCCTGAAGATGCGCTCGCCGCGCGCGCCATTGGCGACGGCCTCGTGGACGGCGACGTCGTCTACGTCTACGCCGTTGTCGGCGTCAAGGTCGTGCGGAAGCCGACGCTGACGGAGAACCTCGTCCCGTGATCGTGCTCCCCGCAGGTACACCAAAGTACCTCCTGCTGATCCCCTCCGAGATCGACCGCAACTTCCAGCGCAAGACCACCGGCGGCCCGATCGCGTTCGTCGCCGAGCCCGACCCGTACTACGGGTTCCGCCTGACGCCGGCCTATGGCGTCCTGGCGGATGGTCCGGTGGCCCTGGGTTACAACCAGACCGGAGTGCTCGTGGAATCGCGCGAGCCGTACACGAACAAGCGCACCGAACACCGCGCCGCGTACATGACCACCGGCCGCGTGGCGATCGCCGAGTCGCGCGAGGAAGCCGAGTCGCTGCAACTCTCGGCCGCAGAAGTGCCGCCTGAAGTGGCGGCTGAAGACAACCCGCCGCCGGAACTCACCGCGGCCCCCACGAAGAAGGAAACCAAGAAGGCCAATGGCAAAGCAGAATGACCGCCTGGAGCTGAAGATCGTGAGCCCTGCGGGGATCGCACAGTATCCGAAGCTCCACACGCCGGACACCAAGTTCGACGCGGCTGGCGTGTACGAAGTCAAGCTCCGGTTCAACCCGGATGACGCCGTCGCGGTCCTGGACAAGAAGAAGATTCCCTGGTCCGAACTGAAGGACGCGATCGACGCGCAACAGGCAGAGTTCATGGCCGAGAAGAAGGCCGAACTCGCGAAGGGCGATGGCAAGAACAAGAACAAGGCCAAGACCATCGAGAGCATCGAGTGGGGCGCAGAGCCCGACCTCGATGACGGCGGCAACGAGACCGGCATGGTCGTCATCAAGGCAAAGATGAAGTCCAGCGGCACCGGCAAGGACGGCAAGAAGTGGACGCGCAAGCCGAAGCTGTTCGACGCCAAGGGCAAGCCGCTGCCTGAAGACGGTCCCCAGGTATGGGGCGGCTCGGTGCTGAAGGTCTCGGGAAAGATCGTCCCGTACTACATGCCGAAGGAAAACGAAGTCGGCTCCACGTTCTACATGGACGCGGTGCAAGTCATCACTCTGGTCTCCGGCCAGGGCCGCGAAGCCGGCGACTACGGCTTCGGCGAAGAGGAAGGCTACGCCGCCGAGGAAGAGACCACGTCGCAGTTCGAGGGCGAGGCCGAATCCGAGACCGAAGGTGCAGGCGGCAACTTCTAAGGCGCTCCGCTTCTCTCTCGACATCGACCCGATGCCTGCGCCACGCGCGCGGGCTCGGGCAATCATGCCGCGGGGCGGGAAGCGTGCTATCGCCTCCATCTACAACCCGAAGGAATACACCGACTGGAGCTACAAGCTCGCCGAGCTGATTCGCGAAGAGCTGGGTGAAGACCCTTCTATCGAAGGTCCGGTCACCGTCGGTCTGGTCGTGCGCGTCAAGCGACCGAAGACCACCAAGCTCCACGCCCCGAAGCCCGACGTCGACAACTACGCCAAGGCTGTCCTCGACGCCATGACGAAGGCCCGCGTGTGGGTCGACGACACACAAGTCGAGTTCCTCGCGGTGAAAAAGGAATGGGCCGACTACGGCGAGATCCGAGTCGAAGTCCAAGAGGGGACACCAATCTGACCACCATCCAATACCGCCCGCTGCTTCCGGGGCGCGTGGCGTTCATCGTCGTCCACTGTGCGGCCACCCGGCCAAGTCAGGACTTCGACGTCAACGACATTCGCCGGATGCACCTTCAGCGCGGCTTCCTCGACGTTGGCTATCACTTCGTCATCAAGCGTGACGGCACGGTCCAAGAAGGCCGCCCGCTCGATCGCCAAGGCGCCCACGTCGCTCGCTTCAACCACCTGTCGGTCGGCGTTTGCATGATCGGCGGCGTCGCCGAAGACGGCGTCACGCCCGAGAACAACTTCACGCCCGAGCAGTTCGCCTCGCTCCGCCGCGTGCTGTCCGACTTGCAACACAACCACTTCCCGCACGCCGAGATCCTCGGCCACCGGGACATCCCTGGGGTCCACAAAGCGTGCCCGTCGTTTGACGTGCGGCCTTGGTGGGCCGCGCAACTTCACTGACGTTCCCGAGGAGGGCACATGAAGGTTGATTACACAAAGCCGAAGGTCCTGACGTTGAACTGGGACCAGATGATCGTCGGTAAGGTTTATCGCGCCGCCGCGCATGTCCCAGGCAACGAGTTCATCCGAACTCCTAACGGACTGACGTTCCTGAAATCAGGGAATCACTACCCAGCCGTGCCTGCTGATATGGCCGCTGACTACACGGAAATCAACGCGCGCGTGGTCATCGACCTATGAAAGCCCTCGTCACCTTCATGGCCCGCAGTCCCCTTCTGTGGCGCTTCTGGCTCACCATCGGCACGCCGTTCTGGCTGATCGGCCTGGCCCTCGATGTCCTCCTCTCGTGCCTCGACAACATCCGTCGCATGTGGGGATGGGAGTGGAGGGATGCCATCAAGAATGGCCTGCACGCCTACACCGAGGCGCACCGCAAGGCGGTCCTGAAGAGCGGCCCGCCGATTCCCGGTGGTGTTCTGTGGCGGAAGCCGTCGTGAGCTTCGGTTCAATCTCCGGCGGCCGCACGCTGTTCCTCGACCTGGACGGCGTGATGGCCGACTTCGACGGCGGGTTCCCCGCGAAGTTCGGATTCGACCACCGCAACGTGCCCGACGAAGTCATGTGGGACGCGATCGAGAAGGACGGCAAGTTCTTCCGTGAGCTGCCCCCGTGTGAAGGCGCGCTCGACTTCTACCGCCTGATCTCCATGTGGCGACCGGTCATCCTGACCGCGTGTCCGGCAGGCGACAAGTTCGTCGACGTCGCGCAACAGAAGCGCGCGTGGGTCGAACGTCACCTCCAGAGCTGGCGCAGCACTCCGCCGATCGTGTTCACCCCCGGCGGCAAGACGAAGGCGCTCTACATGAATCGCCCCGGCGACATCCTGATCGACGACTTCGAGCGAAACATCGAGCGTTGGCGCGAAGCCGGCGGCGTCGGCATCCACCACACCGGGGACTTCCAGTCCACCTGGGATCAACTTAGCGGAGCGATATGGCCGAAGAGTCTGTCTGCGTCGGTCACGAACCGTGTCCGAAGTGCGGCTCAAGCGACAACCTCGGAAGGTACGACGACGGACACGGCTGGTGCTTTGGCTGTGGATTTTACGAGCCATGTAAAGGAGAAGCGTCCACTGACGCCCCTGGGCGAGGAGTATCTCGGCCCGGTCTGCTGACCGGCGAAGTCCAGTCAATCCCCGCGCGCAAGCTCACCGAGGAAACGTGCCGGAAGTTCCGGTACATGATCGGACGAGCGAAGCACCCGAAGACGCATCGCGAGGAGCCCGTACAGATCGCGACGTACTGCGATGACGCTGGTCGCCCCGTAGCGCAAAAGCTCCGGTGGAAAGACAAGGCGTTCCAGTTCGTCGGCGAGCCCAAGAAGGCCGGTCTGTACGGGCAGAACCTCTGGCGCGACGGCGGTAAGAAGGTCGTGGTGACCGAGGGCGAGATCGACGCGATGTCGGTGTCGCAGCTCCAGGGCAACAAGTGGCCCGTCGTGTCCGTCCCCAACGGCGCGCAGGGCGCGAAGAAGTCCCTGGCCGCGAACATCGAATGGCTGAACAAGTTCGACGAAGTCGTGCTGATGTTCGACGACGACGAGCCGGGCCGCGCCGCGGCGGAAGAGTGCGCCCCGCTGTTCAAGGCGGGGAAGTGCAAAATCGCCCGCATCGACGGCTACAAGGATGCCAGCGAGGCGCTCTCGGCCGGCGACGGTAACCGCGTCCTCGACGCCATGTGGGGAGCGAAGGAGTTCCGGCCTGACGGCATCGTGGCGATCGCTGACATCAAGGATCGCGCGCGCGCGCCGGTCGTGTTCTCGGCGCTCGAATGGCCCTGGCCGACGCTACAACGCTACACCTACGGCAGGCGCTTCACTGAAATGTACGCCTTCGCCGCCGGCACCGGCATGGGTAAGACCACGCTGTTCAAGGCGATACAGGCGTGGTCCTTCGAGCACGACTCCGATCCGATGGCGATCTTCGCGTTGGAGGAACCGCCGCACCACTCGGCGAAGACCCTGGCGGGATACCTCGACGGCGTCCGCTACCACGTCCCCGGCGTGGAGTACGACCAGGCGAAGCTGGATGCGACCCTCGATTCGTTCGACGGCCGGATCTACTTCTACAACCACCTGGGCGGGGCCTCCTACGAGACCGTCATCGAGAAGATGCGCTACATGCGGCACGCCTTCGGCGTTCGCCATTTCTTCCTCGACAACCTCACCGCGCTCGCCGCGATGATGGGCGACGACGAGCGAAAGGCGATCGACCGGATGATGTCCGAGTTCGGCGCGCTGATGCAGGAACTCGACTCCTGCCTCTACTTCATCTCCCACCTCACTACCCCGGAAGGGAAAGCCCACGAAGAAGGGGGCCGGGTGAAAGAGAATCAGCTCCGCGGATCTCGCTCGATCGCGTTCTGGTCGAACTTCATCTTCGCGCTCGAAGGCGACAAGCAAGAGCGTGACTCTGCGCGTGTGTTCCGCATCCTGAAGGATCGCAACACCGGCGACGGAAACGGCATCACCTTCGGACTCCGCTACGACCGAAAGACGGGGCGAATGATCGAGTGCGAACTCGAAAAGGATTCCCCCTTCCATGACGAAACCGGCGACGACGACACACCGTTTTGACCCAACCCTGGCGCTGATCGAGCGCCGCCTCGCAGCCCGTCACCAGGAGCGGAAGTTCCGCCCCGGTGACCCGCTGTGGGTCCTGTTCTCGAACGAGGAGATCCACTCGATGTTCAACCCGGAATCGACCGATGGCGGTCGGTGACGTCAACTCGTCGGAGCGCGGCTCCGGCGCCCGCTACAACGACGGCAAGCCCGACTTCTCGCTGATCCCGCTGGACATCATCGCGCGGAGCTTCCTCCCTGGCGGCGGCGACCCGCACGCGCTCGGCGAATCGCTGTCGATGCTCGGCAAGTACCAACGCACGGCGAACGTCGACTACCTGGATGCAGCGATCGCCTACGTCCGCGGCTACTGGGTCGACTGCGCCCGCGTGTTCGAGTACGGCAAGAAGAAGTACGCCGCATGGAACTGGGCGAAGGGCATGGCCTGGTCCATTCCGCTCGCGTGTGCCGGGCGCCATGCCGTCAAGGTCCTGTACCTCGACGAACACGCCGACGACGAATCGTTGCTTCCGCACGTCGGCCACTACCTCGCGAACCTCGTGATGCTGCGGGTGTTCTACGAGACGTTCCCTGAAGGCGACGACTTCCCGCCGCCCGAGTTCTTCAACTCCAATCGCCCCGAGGAGGGCCGTCTATGAACATCGTCACCACCTTGCTGCACAAGTTCGTTTCTGCCCTGGCCTCGGTCGACGCGATCGTCGGTCAGATGCAGGACGGCATCGAGCGCCTGGAGCGCGCCTCCGCGGCCCACGAGAAGCAGGCCGCCAAGCTCGACGCGAAGATCTCGCACCTCGCCAACCTGGCCGCCGACTCGATGGACGAAGCCGCGCGCGCCAAGCGTGTCGCCGACCGGTTCCGCAATCTGATCGGTTGATTACTTTCGCGTTCGGCGGCGTGGTTAGACACGCATTAGTCCGCTTATGCCCCCGTAGGTCAGCGGCCCGAGTGTATCGGGGGAGTGCCTGCCAAGCGCAGGCCCGAACGCACCAACAACTAGGAGGTCACGATGGCTGATCCGTTCCGCCGTCTGATCTTCGACGCCGAGACCAACGGATTCCTCGACGAAGTCACCACGGTCCACGTTATCCGCATGATCGACCGGGACACCGGCAAGCGTCTGCGGTTCACCGACTACGAGACCTACCACGACGGTTCGTTGGTCCGATCGGACGGCACGATCGCCGACGGCGTCGCGCTCCTCGCGAACGCTGACGTCGTCTACTCCGCCAACGGCATCAAGTACGACGAGCCGGTCCTCGACAAGCTGCACGGCTTCGTCTCGAAGTACCACTTCGATGCGCGCGTGGCGTCGGCCGTCATCTGGACGGACCTGAAGGACCGCGACTTCGGCGCACTACGCAAGGGCGATCTGCCACCGGAGTACCAGGCCGCGGGCCTGATCGGTCGCAACTCCGTGGAAGCCTGGGGCTACCGCCTCGGTAACCACAAGGGCGACTTCGATCCCAAGGACTTCGGTTACACCTGGGCGACCGTTCCGTTCCTCCGGGAGATGGACGACTACTGCGGCCAGGACTGCGAGACGTTGCTCTCGTGGCTGGAGAAGATCGAGTCGAAGAACTACTCGCCGGAGTGCCTGGAGCTGGAGATGCGCGTCGCGCGCATCATCGCGCAACAGGAACGCAATGGCTTCGCGTTCGACGTACCCGCCGCCGAGGCGCTGCTGAACGATCTCCAGAAGCAGCAGTACGCCCTGGAGAAGACGTTGCAGGACCTCTTCCCACCGTGGGAAGTGGTGACCAAGCGTGCGATCGCGAAGGTCAACAACAAGAAGCTGGGCCGCGTAAAGGGCGAGGAGT